TAATAATATAAAATAATATTTACATATTTTCCATAGCAGTTTTTTTCCCATGACAATCACGACACAATGCTACTAGATTAGAAACATCGTTCCCTCCCCCATGTTCAAGGCGAACCTTATGGTCAACTTCGAACCATGCGTTTAATTGATTTTTACAATCACCACATTTCCAATTTTGTTGTGATGCGACAAACTTTTTCTTAGTTTCACTAACTGAACGTTTCGTGGCTTTTCCATTACCAGGACTATTATGTCCAGACTGCATAATTTTGCGTTCATATTGGTTAGCAGTTCCCATAGGATAAGCGTTTAAGTTACCCATAAAACTATTGGGCTGGAGGTTAGGTTGTGAATAAGTATTTGTAAAATCAATAATAGGAGATATCATACTAGCTGATGAACGGTCAATTGGTAAATATTTAACCATATTATTAGCATGTAAAAGTAAGTTTTTTCCTTTATCAGGATTTTTTTTAAATAATAGATAAATTGATAGTCCCATCAGACCATAAAAAGCCATTTGTATATATTTTTTATTATCTTTAAATATTTTTGTATATTTGCCATCATTATATGTGTTAAACATAAAAAATGCAGTAATAGCAACTATAATTAATTCAATTTTCATAACTTATATAGTACAATTAGAATAAAATCATAACTAGATGTGTTAATATAATTTATTCAAACTATATAAGTTATTGGTGATAAAGCCAATATTAATTGGAGTAGAGCTACTTTCAAACAAGTGATTAATAATATTTTGAAATATGGGTAGCGTTGTGTTATTTCTTAATTTTTCAATGGGAGTATATGGATGGGGATACGACATAACTAATCCCCATACATCAATATTTTTAATGAAAACAGTAGAGAAGTATTTATGTTTGTTAAAACGATTATTGATAGTGAATGTAGAGAGAATATTAAAGATATAAGGAACTATATAATTCAAAGATGCTGAATATTTTATTAAATGAAAAGGTATATCAATATTATTTAATTTATGTTCAATGGGAAAAATATGTTGTATGTCATTATTAATTATCGCTAAATGACCCTCTCCTCGTGTATCAATCCATAATGATATAAACTCAACTATAAAGTTGTTTAGCAACATAGGATTTTTGTTTTTACTCCAGTCATGGTCAGTTAAAAATTGTTCATAAGTTTCATCAAAAAGATCATTAAATAAAATAATTGAATAAGGTGTATTATATTGAAATGGTCTAGTTCTAATTGCGTCAGGTATTTTCTTATGATGATTTTTAAATATAATAGAAAGACCCCAATCTATAATTCTTGCATGAGAATTATATTCGTCAGGATTAATTAATATGTTTGAACCTTTAACATCGCAGTTATAAACCCCTTGTTTATTCATAGGAATAATACCATTTTTTAATAAATCAATCATACTATTATTAAGATGTATAAGCCTATTAGGAACATCGATATATTTATCTATATATTGATTAACAGTAATACCACCATAGGGCATATTTAATGCTAATAGGTTATCTAAGTTTTTATTAATATTTTTGCGAGTGTAGTTCTTTTTTTTAAGCGCCTTACATTTTTTGTTAAATCGTGTTAAATCTTTTTGTGTCAATTTTACAGGTTGGCATAAGTAAAAAGAATGAACAATAAAATACTTTTTGTAATTGGGTAATTTACTTAATATATTATTAACCTTAGCAGTAATATTGTATTCTTCTTCTGCATTTTTTTTTGTCATTAATTTACTAATATAACTAGCTTGAGTATCAATATGTTTTTTATTTTTACATTTAATGGAGGGTTTAAATACGCATCCGAATCCTCCAGAATCAATAACTTCTCCGCCATTTAAAGTTGGCATGTTATTATAAGAAGATATTATAATTATCTTCGATAAAGAAAAACAATAATAGCAATAAGCATAATGAGAACCATAAAATACAATATATAGCTACAGGTTTTTTTGTATTCTTTAGCTTTAAGATCTTGGGGTTTATAAGCTTGATGATACAAATCGTAAAATTGTGTTAATGTAATTGTATTTTTTTCAAGTTTCTCATTAATTTTATTATGAATAAAATGCATCCATTTAACTAACGCTTTATTAGTGTCTAAATACGGAGCAACTGGATATAAATTAAGAAGTTTTTCAAAGTTTTTAGACATTTCTTCAACTGGTATAAATAAAGGAAGATTTTGAATAAAATCATAATACTTTTTCTTAGTAACTGCGTTGGGATGTTTAGGATAAGACAATGCGATTGTATGTAAAAAAAACCAAAAATGTGGTCCCCATATATTAGCGTCTAGCTTCATTACATTATAAAAATATTAAAAGAATATTGTTTAAACACAAGTTAATAGTATATATAGCTAAGATGAATAAAACAAAATCTGATATGACAATATGTACAAATTGTGAAAAAGTTGGTCATTTATTTCATCAATGTAAATTACCAATAATAAGTTACGGCGTAATAGCATTTCGTAGGAAAAAACATGAAGCTGGAATGGAATATCTAATGATCCGAAGAAAAGATTCATTTGGATATATAGATTTTATTCGTGGGAAATATTCGTTTTATAATATTGAACGTATAAAACAATGTTTAGATGGAATGTCCATTATAGAAAAAGAAAAAATAAAAACCGAACCATTTGAACTTTTATGGAAAGAATTATGGGGAAAAGATAGTTTATCCCAATATAAGAATGAAGAAGTATCTTCAAGTAAAAAGTTTAACTTATTACGAAGTGGAATAACTATAAATAATAAAGAGTATACTTTAACACAAATGATAAATGAGTCATCAACAACATGGAGGGAACAAGAATGGGAGTTTCCAAAAGGGCGTAGAAATTATAAAGAAAAAGATATAAACTGTGCGTTACGTGAGTTTCATGAAGAAACAGGATACGCTAAAGATACCTTGAAATTAGTAACAAATATTTTGCCATATGAAGAAATATTTTTAGGTTCAAATCATAAAGCTTATAAGCATAAATACTATTTAGCTTACTTAACAAGTAAAAATGATACACTTCCAAATTATCAAAAAGCAGAGGTTAGTAAAATTGAGTGGAAATCAATTGATAAATGTATAGAAGATATACGGTGTAATAATTTAGAAAAAAAATTATTGATATTAAATATAAATAAAGTATTAGAACAATATAGATTATATTCGTAATATAATATAAACTCGAATGGAAAAAAATAAAGAAAATGAAACAGAAGTCTTAGAGAAAGAATATATGGATAATAATTGCAATGATGTAATGAATATGTATAACAAAACTTGTAATAAGTTCTTATTAAAAAAGGAGTTATTAGAAACGGATTATTTAAAAGAAAATCCAGATAAAAATGAGTATTTATATCCTTCATTAAATGATCCCAATTTTATTGTCAAAATAGCAGAAAAGAAAGAGTTTAATGATACCAAATATGATGGAACAATTTATAATTTAAAAGAACATTCAGATGAACTAGGAAATATTGATTTCGAATTATCTCCTCATCAAGCATTTGTTAAGAACTTTCTCTCATATCAGACACCATATAACAGTTTATTATTGTATCATGGTTTAGGGACAGGAAAAACTTGTTCGGCTATTGGAGTATGTGAAGAACAGCGAGAATATTTAAATCAGATGGGAATAAAGAGAAGATCAATTATAGTAGCGTCACCTAATGTGCAAGATAGTTTTAATTTACAATTGTTTGATGAAAGAAAATTAAAAAAAATAAATGGGGTATGGAATATTCGTGGATGTACAGGTAATAAATTATTAAATGAAATAAACCCAATGAAGATGAAAGGGATATCGCGTGAGAAGGTTATCACTCAAATTAAAAATATAATACATAGTTCTTACTTATTTATGGGATACTTGGAGTTTGCAAATTATATAGAAAGAACGCATGACGTAAAAGGTGAGTTTAAGAGTGACGATGAAAGAAGATTGCGCATGATAAGAAAATTAAAAAACGAGTTTGATGGACGTCTAATTGTAATAGACGAGGTTCATAATATTAGAATGGCAGATGATAGTGAAACAAAAAGAGTGGCTCAACAATTACAAGCATTGGTATCAATTGTTTCAAATATGCGTTTATTACTACTCTCGGCAACTCCAATGTATAATAATAATACAGAAATAGTATGGTTATTAAACTTAATGAATATGAATGATAAAAGGTCTAAGATTTTAACAAGTGATATATTTAATAAAAAAGGAGAATTTAAGAAAAATAGAGAAGGCGAAGTAGGAAAAGATTTATTAATCAGGAAAGCTACTGGTTATATTTCATTTGTAAGAGGTGAGAACCCATATACTTTTCCTTATCGTGTATTTCCGAATATTTTTTCTATCAAAAATACCTTTGAAGAAATTCAATATCCAAAATACCAAGTTAATGGTAAAGAAATAGAGTCAAATAATCCTAATGAAATAACGAAAACCCAACTATATCTTACTGAAATAGGTAGTTACCAAGAACAAGGATATAATAAGGTATTAGAAAATATAAGTAAGGACTTAGATTTCAAGAACTTAGAGCGATTTGGCTATATGCTTTTACAGAAACCATTGGATGCGTTGAATATTGTATTTCCAATAGACGGAGATATTGATAGTTCAACATCATCCACCTTGTTAACAGGGAAAAAGGGATTAGCAAATACTATGGATTTTATAGATAAAAAAAACCCTCCAGAAAAAGGACCATTTGAGTATAAAGATTGGACATTGAAAAAATATGGTCGTATATTCTCTCCAGAAAGAGTTGGATTATATAGTTCAAAAATTAAGAATATATGTAATAATATATTATCTGGAACAGGCAAAGTAGGTGAAGGAGTAATTTTAATTTATTCACAAAACTTAGATTCTGGATTAATTCCAATGGCTTTAGCATTAGAAGAAATGGGTTTTACTAGGTATGGTCAAAATGCAAATAACTTATTTGGAACACCACCTACAAAACCTGTCAATTCAAAAGACTTAAAACCAATTGATAAAAAGTCGAAACAAGCGCTGGCAAAATATATAATGATAACTGGTGACCCACGTATATCGCCGAATAATGATTATGAGGTAAAAGGTGTTACATCAGACGACAATACAAGTGGTGATAAAATAAAAGTAATCCTAATTTCTCGTGCTGGTTCAGAAGGTATAGATTTTAAGTTCATTCGACAAATCCATATTATGGATCCATGGTATAATTTTAGTAGGATAGAACAAATAATAGGACGAGGTGTTCGAAGCTTTAGTCATAAATTATTACCATTTGAGAAAAGAAATGTAGAAATATTTTTACATGGTTCTATTTTAAAAAAAAATGAATACGAAGCTGTAGACTTATATGTGTATCGAACAGCTAGTATAAAGGCAAAACAGATCGGTGAAGTTGCACGTGTTTTAAAAGAAACATCGGTTGATTGTCTTATTAATGAAGAACAACAAAACTTTACTCAAGAAAATATAGCTCAAGGTGATAATAAAGATACAAAACAAATTCTATCAAACGGAGTAACAATAGATGATTTCAAAGTGGGTGATACCCCTTATACAGCAGTTTGCGATTATATGGGAAGTTGTAATTACAAATGTATACCAAGTAAAGATATAACAAGTGAAGATACAAATAGTTATACATATAATAAAAGTTATGTAATGAGTAACTCAGAAAAGTTATTTAAAAAAATTAGAGAATTATTCCGTGAGAACTTTTTTTATAAAAAAGATGATTTAATAAAACATATTTGTACACCAAAAACGTATCCAATAACCCAAATATACGGTGCGTTATCCCAATTAATAAATGACGAGACAGAGTTTATTATTGATAGGTATGGTCGTTCAGGACATTTAGTCAATATAGGGGAGTATTATATGTTCCAGCCAAGTGAAATAAACAATAACAATATAACATTATTTGATAGAAGTGTTCCTCTAAATTATAAACCAAAAACGATAAATATTAAGATGGATAATACAATATTAGATGCTAAACGAGAAAGTATTAGAGAAATACAAGACGAGACACTAACTGGTGAATCAAAGAGTGTCCTGTCTATCATGCAACAAAAATATGATGAAGCTGTTAATCAAATGAATAATAAGTCGGAGATCCGAAGAGGAACTACTAACTGGTATATACATTGTGGTAAAACAATGGAAACTTTAATGGACGAATATCGTTTAAGCGCACTGGAAGTAAAGGTATTATTGGTTCATCATTTAGTTGATATGCTCGTGTATAAAGATAAACTGACATTAATTAATTTAATTTATCAAGAAACAAATTTCGAAACCGATAGTTTTACATATATGATTAAAGAATATTTAGACAGTATGTTGATACAAACTAGTCGTGATATAATGATGATATTATATGAAAATGAAGAAATGAAAACATGGTTGTTTAAGGATAANACATGGGTGTTAGGTGGTCCGGAAGATGAAATAGATGCCAAGAATATATTTGAAACAAATTTAGAAAAAGAGAATAGAGGAATAAATAATATTATAGGTTTTATAGGATATGAACAAAAGAATGATTATATGATATTTAAAGTGAAAGAGATGAATAAAAAACGGACAACTGGGGCTAGGTGCGACGAAGCACCAAAAGCTAAAAGATTAATGGCCTTGAACTTAATAATAGGGGAGGAAAGATATAATAAGGAGAATACAAAGAAAACGGTCCAGCAACAATTATGTTGTTTACAAGAGTTCTTATGCCGATATTATAATCAAATAGACAAACATGATAATAATTGGTTTTTTAATTATGAAAAATCAATGTTATTAAAAGAACAACTCCAAATATAAATATTAAATAAATTGAAAAAAATAGATAAAGCAATAATATATACATAATATATATAAAATGACATCTCTAGAGGTTACTAAGAATAAAAAAAGTAAGGTTCGTAGTCAAACTATAGATAATCATATATTATATAACCGCTCTTTAATTACTCGACATATTACATTACCCATCACTAAAGTTAATAAAACATTGTTTCAAACATTTGAGAAGTATATTAATGAAAACTTCGAAGGAAAATGTATAGTAGAAGGGTTTGTAAAACCAGCTTCAACAAAAATAATTAGTTATTCAAGTGGTAGTATAAAAGGTTCAGATATCTTATTTGAAATTGTATTTGAATGTTTCATCTGTAATCCATCTGAAGGTATGTTATTTAAGTGTGAAGCGATTAATATTACCAAAGCAGGTATTAGAGCATCTATTGTAAATGAAACACCAAGTCCATTAACCATATTTATAACACGAGACCATTATTACAATAATAAATACTTTTCATCTATTGAGGAAGGAAATGATATAATTATAAAAGTAATTGGATGTCGATATGAATTAAATGACAAATATATATCAGTTATAGCAAGTTTAGTAGATAATAAAAATATTTCAGGATTAGAAAATAAGCCATATAAACAGAAGTTAACACAGAAGAAGTAAATAAGATAATAAAAAGTAATATAAAAATATATTTATATATTTTTTTATAGTATGGAATTACAGTGTGAAGACAACGATGAATATACCACACATCAATTATCTAGTATTCGTGATAAAATAGAAACTATGTCTCAATTTAACCAAATAGAGATATTGCGTATTTTTAAAAAACACAATGAACAACAAACTGTCTTAAATGAAAATAGGAATGGGGTTCATATAAACCTGTCTGAATTAGATCCGCAAATAATAAAAGAATTATTTATGTACGTTAATTATGTGAGCGAACAAGAAAATAATTTAACTGAAATAGAAAGACAGCAAGATGATTTTAAGAAAACATATTTTGAAAAAGAGATTAAAGATACTGCATAATATATAGTATGGCAAATCTGCATAATACTGATTATAATGATGTGATTAATAAATTACAGGATTATATGCTAACTGGTAAAAAACTGATAGGTTTTAATTTATCAGAGAACTCGCATAAAAGTAAAATTCCGAATAATAAAAAATTGGAAATTAATGGTCCTTATAGAAAAAAGCAATCTTTTATTTATCCTGAAGAAAGGGATTCACTATTTTGGTGCTTTTATATTATTAAATATGGAATGGATAAATATATGGAACCCAAATCTACTTATTTTATTAATGAAAAGACTACCAAGTTTAATCTAATTGAAGATATCCGAAATAATAAACAAAAAATGAAAGGGCACAAAATTAAAAATTTAAAAGAAAATGTAGAGAATGATTTAGCTAATACACAAGTAATTAATATGAAAACATTAATAGCATGTTGTATCGCCCATGATATAAATATTTTTTATGTTCATAATAGAACGTATTACGAATTAATTATAAATGATATATCTCCTACTCATGTAATACATTGCTTAGATAGTCCAAAAACTCATTATGGTTATGAAGTAGATGCGACTGAAGATAAAATACAGATGTATCGTGATAAATTATTTCAAATAACTAACTTAGACAAACCTCTGAAAGCAATAGGATCTTATAAATTAAGTGAATTAGTTGATATGTGTCAAAAGTTAGGATTCGAAAATAAGGATGAACCGTTAAAAGGTAAGAAGAAACA